CCCGAAGCTGGGGCGGATCTGACAGTTTGGAGATCCAAGCTGGGATCGAGGTGACGCCGAAAGGTGTCTTAAAGGTAACGCAACTCGGACCGCTTGCCACCCAAGCGTGCGCAGTTCCTACTAAGGAATTAAGCACTTCGCTTCAAAAATCCAACTCCCGTGTAGTTGGTGCTGCCAACAAGAGGAAATCTCCTGTGGTTAGCAAAAAGCCTAGCGCGAGTACCAAGAATGGGAAAGTTAGGTCGGAGCAGAAAGCTCCGTTTGTTAATAGGAATATTCCGAATTCATGTCGTTCCAATGACCGCCAACAATCAGGCAATTGCCTGATATGTAAGGGGCCAGGACATTGGGCTAGTGAATGTCCGAATTTTATTCCTCCAGCGTTTGATTCAGTTCACTGCTATAAGTGTGGTAGTAGAACTCATTTTTGGTTTGAATGTAGAACATGTGGAAAATGCGGTATGACTGGGCATCGTGCTGATTCTTGTAGATCAAAGAATCCTCCTATTCATGAGATTCATAATTCTACCAAGACCCACCGTTGTTTGAGTTGTAAAAATTTAAGTCTTAGGTACTTAGCAAACGGAACATTGATATGGCCAAATTATCTTGGCTGTGTGTGGGACACTGTCTCACCCGTTGGTACTAAAAGAAATGCAACCACAAATAAAATGGTGATGGGTCATCATTTAAAAAGTCTTAAAAAGACAACCAAAACTGTGAAACATGACAAATACATGCCGAACAAAGTTTGGAAACCGGTCATTGTATCACAAGCCACTAACACTGTACCCGTGAAGAATAATAGCAATAATTATAAGGCAAAGAATGGCCAACAAAAAGCTGCCTGGGCCACGCAAAAATCAGCGTTAAATAAAGCAGCACCGGGATTTAAAGAACAGAAGGTCGGGAAGGGTAGACCTGATGAAGAAAGAGGACATGCTAATGTTTCAAAATGGAAGAAGAAAACCAAGTCTGATTTGGTTAATGAAGCAATCATCGATGATCAATTGCGTGAAGCTGGAAATAAAGATGCATTTAAAGAAATTGAAATCATGCAACGTGAAGAAGAAGGAAGTGGTGATGATTCAGCTGAAAGTTCTGAAGAAAACCCTTTCATTTCTCGAATTAATGGTCATTTGAAACAGCAATTAGAAAACCTGGAATTACAGTGGGTAGAAGAATTTGCCCCACCAGAAGGTTTCAATTCTGGTCTTTTCTTGGGTTGCTTTAAACGCGACCATTATAGACTAAGAACCCTCAAAGTCTTGCGCCGATTCCGTTATGAGCCAGATGAAGATATGAGAACGGATTTTGCTAAAGGCGCTGCACTATTGCATGGAAATGCAGAATATTATGAAGTTGAACATTCCTCTTATGTTTTAATAGTGCCTTATTTTGAACGGTTGTGGACTGCAATAGGTTCGGATTATAAGAACCACATGGTTCTAGCAAATGAAGCAGTTTCGACCGATAGATTCTTAATATCCTATGAGATGCTAACACAGGCTTTCTTGCCTAAAAATACAAATTTATCTTTAAGTCAGCAAGAAGTCAGAACAAGAATTCAGAATAGTATCAATAATATTGCAACTGTTAATATGGATAGGGACGTTGAAGTTTTACATAACGTCTCCACAGATACAACAGCAATTGCAACATATTTTTCTGATTATCATAGAGCAATTAGTAGCTCATGGGATTTTCAATCTCCCCCGAACTTGGAAGAAAAGTCCAGTGCGGTTACTGGTCCTGTGAAGTCGGCCTTCCGCCCATCCCACCGCCTAAGCGAGATGTCAAGATCGGGGGTTATTTTCCCACAACAATTCTGGACAAACAAATTGCTAACGTCTGCTGCGGTGTCAGCCTTAAAGGCTACTCTCGTCCCCAACCAGCGACGAACCATTACCCATCCCTCGTCGATGGTGTGCGTAAAAGGGTTGCCTATGATCCACCCATTCCAGAAGAAGGCATCCGCAAAAGATTACATAGCTTCATTCTTAATTGGCTTAGGACTAATATTGTATCCCTGGATCCGGATACCGATTTTTCTTTGGAAACTTGGCTCGAAAAGACTAACTATCCAGAATCAAGGAAAGACGAGCTTAGAAGAGTCGATGCTAATACAGAGCGATTCAACCCATCACGAAAGCGAGATCTTAGGGTCGTCAAAGGTTTCATCAAGTCAGAAACATATGGCGAGTACAAGTATCCCAGACTTATCAATTCGAGAAACGACGCATTCAAGTGCATGGTCGGACCAGTCTTCAAACAAATCGAATTGTGCCTCTTCAAGTCTAAGTGGTTCATCAAGCGAATCCCTGGAGGAGAGCGAATAGAACATATAATGGAAAGACTGAGTCACTACAGCAAATTTTTAGTGACCGATTACTCATCCTTTGAATCTCATTTTAAGAAGGATTTGATGGAGGATTGCGAGTTCCTCCTTTATGATTATATGCTTAGCACCACTGCAGAAGGCGCTTATTTTATGAACCTTATAAGAACCGTGATTGGTGGGAAGAATCACGTTAAAGTATTAAATGGACATTATGCTGTTGATGCCACTAGAATGAGTGGCGAGATGAACACTTCCCTGGGTAATGGATTTTCTAATTTGATGTTTATGCTATTTACATTGCAAGAATTGGGAATAACTGATTTTGATGGTGTGGTTGAAGGTGACGATGCTCTCTTTGGCATCCATGGACAACCTCCCACAACTCAAGATTTTAAGAAACTCGGCCTATCAATTAAGTTAGAAGTGCATGAATCAATTCGCACAACTTCATTTTGTGGCCAAGTTTTTGATGATGTTGATAAAGCGCTCTTAACAGATCCTTTGAAGGTCCTAGCAACATTCGGTTGGACGGGTAAACAATATTTGAATGCCAGCCGAAAGAAGCTTTTAGGACTAGTTAAAGCCAAAGCCCTTTCATATTTGTACCAACATCCTGCTTGTCCAATTGTTACTGAACTTGCCCTATATGGTCTCAGGATAACACAAGGAGTTAAATATGTAACAACAGATTGGGATGAATCAAATTTTTGGAAAAGTTATAAGATCCATAATATGAAGACTATGTATCATCTCATCGCTTCCGGTTATAGAAAGAAGAAAATTGGCATGGGAAGCAGATTTCTCGTTGAAGAGAAATTCGGAATTACGGTGCAGCAACAGTTAATCGTCGAAGAATATCTACGGTCTTTGAATACTGTTCAGGAACTTTCGCACCCGGTTTTTGATGATTTACCATTTCATCCACATACTGCTCACAATTATGAATACTATGTTGGTTATTATCGTAAAAACCTGCCTGTAAATATCCGTATGGGAAACAATTATATAAATGCAGATTTTATTGAATCCCTAAAACAAGTTTCGGAAATGGTTGCTCATGGTGAGCCACTACATCAAGTTGCGTCCTACATTGCAAAAGATACAGATTTGGTTGGCATTTTTGCCCCCATCTCTAAGGACCTCTAGGGTGCCCCAAAAAAGGACTCATAACCATTCGATTAGTCTTAATTATGTCAGAGAAAATAATTGTTATGAGAAAGGGCAGACGCACCCGAAACCGCGTACAAAGACCTGCTGCATCAAGACGTCGTGCAGCAAGGCCTAAAGCTAGACGTTCTACCAATAGTAATAAAGTCTCATCGAACATGGGTATCGGTGAGCGGATTGGGCGAGGAGTTGGCGGCTTCCTCGGAAAAGCGGCACAAGCGTTAGTCTTGTCCGTCGCAGGGTTTGGTGACTACCACATTAAGAATAATTCCTTAATGAATGGTGGAATGTCACCACCAATGATTGTAAATTCCGCAAATTCTGGCGGATTCATCATGAGACATCGCGAATATTTAGGAGATGTACTAGCATCCACCAATTTCGCGATTACAAAATACCCACTCAATCCTGGCCTGGTACAGTCCTTCCCTTGGCTTTCACAACCTGCTGAAGCTTTTGAGGAGTACCGATTTCGTGGACTCATTTTTGAGTTTAAATCCACATCTTCAGATGCTGTTCTCTCGACCGCAGCCAATTCAGCGCTCGGAACAGTAATCATGGCCACACAATATAATGCCTTGTCACCCATCTTTCCGGATAAAAGGACAATGGAGAATTATGAATTTGCTAACTCGAGCAAACCCTCGATGTCGTTTATACATCCAGTTGAATGTGCTCAGTCGCAAACACCGGTTGATCATTTATATGTTCGTACCGGGTCAGTTCCAGCTGGAGCTGATATCCGCCTTTATGATTTAGCCGATTTTTACATTGCCACTCAAGGCATGCAAGTGGCCGGTGGTACCATTGGTGAACTTTGGTGCACCTTTGAAATAGAGTTTTATAAACCCAAATTAGTAGCTGGATTAGGCTATGAACTCTTAACCGACCATCTTCAATTATCAAGTATTACTACTTCGGCACCATTTGGCACTGTTTACACTATTGTTCCGGGAAGCAATTTAGGTGTTACAGTTACCACAGTTGGTACGGTAATACAGTTCCCTTATTATATCACAGACGGCTCTTATTTATTTATTTATATTGCTTATATGTCGTCTGCTGCTACATCTTTCCCACCAGGTTTTGGACCTTCAAATGGGTTTTTTGAATTTATTTGGGACAATGACACTTCGTCCGGCGTCAGTACGACACCGTATACAGAAACAAATCGTATAATAATTACGGGTGTCATTACCATAACAGGACCAAGCGCCACCATTACTTGTGGTGT